CTATGAAATCGTCGGTGTCTTTGTCTAATTCACTGTAATCAGTATCAAAAATAGGTTCAAGTTCTGCAAACGTTAATGTCATATCGTAACTCACCATAGAACCATCTCCATACGTCATATAAGAACCGTCTGGCATATAATTTACAGATACATTTTGTAAAGCACAGACTTTTAAAACCGGAAGGTATGGGTGTCTTACCGCAGTAACTCCTCTATCAAAACTTCCATCTTCGTTTTGTTGTGGTGGAACATATTTAAACTCCAATTCAAAAACATTGGGAGCAGCAAGAAATAAACCACCAACAGCGCGTTTTACTGCCATTCCTTGCTTTAAAGTTCTAATTATTTTTCTCACACTCGTTGCTTCTTTTTCACTTCTAGGTGTCATTTTAAAACTGAAACTAAATGTTCTTAGACCAGGACCAAGAAAAAGAAGTTCTTGGTTTGGGTTTATGACAGCACCAGTTGATCTTGATAGAAGTTCTTTTGGATTTTGCCTAAGTATATTGGAAATAATGGAATTTAAAGCAACTGTTTTAATTCCATCTGCATTTCCTTTTACTGCATTAGCAGCCGTAGATCCTTCTCTTCCTATTTGATTTAAAATATCTCCACCAGAGGTCATTAGTCTAGTAAAAGCTCCTACCCCATAAGCCTCAAATGGATTTAGATCTCCATTACCCCAAGTGGCAAGATTTCCATCTAATAAATTTGAAGGTATTGGAAGATCTATGGTTGCTAGGGTAACTTTTTTTTCATTATTTTTGCCAAATCTTTCACTTGGTCTTAATGCTCCTAGACCACCAAGGGATACAGTTTTGGATTCACCTTCTGGAGCTCCAGCAACTGGCCCTATACTGAGATTAGTGTCAGGAACATAACGTATCATCGTTATTGTCAGATAATCATTTCCCTCATATTTTTCTGGATACTTTAATAATTCACTATTATACTTAGTGCGCGCTTGTATTGCTGAAGATATTTTATCAATAAGGGCTTTTTGTTCTTCTGGAGTAGTAGAGGGAGTGCTGCCATCTGTACGAGACCCAGCAGGTGGATTAGTTCCTCCAGATGGTGGTGCGTATGGACTTGGTTCTGTTATTTTTTTGGTGATAATAATTTCAGTTCTTGCTTTTAACTTATTTGATATGGTAGATTTTATTAATTCTGTGGTTGATGCATTATAGTCAGTTCCACCTTGAGTAGGAATAAAATTTGCTACTTCTTGAATATTATTGAATTGCCTAAAAACTCTTTGGGGATCGTTAGCTGGGAGAGATGTATTAATTTGAGCATATGTAACCTTTCCATTTGTGTCAATAGCATAATAAAGATCTGCTACTCCAGTTATGGTGCTGCGAACTTCTAATGGCAAATAACCATCTGGAGTTTGAGGTGTTATGGTTGTTAATCTTGCGTCCGCAATAGTTCCGTAATTTGAAATGGGCGGATTTTTAGATAATGACCATTTTGTTGGCTTGGTAGGTGCCATTACTTTATTTTTTTAAGTATTTATTCTGAACTTTTGATAGTTCAATGCTAATAGAGTATTTAGTTCTTCTTTATTGACTTTGTGTAAATTACCAACTAACTCTAACCAAGTATAGTTGTGTGGAGATTTCCAGTGAAAGTTGTATCCCCTAAATCCCCAACGAAATATATCTGATACTGCCACTAAAGGATATTGATCATATTCAATCTCTGGTGTTTTGGGTGAATAGACAAAGGTATACAAACTACCAATGTCTGGAACAACATCAACTTCTTTTAAAATGTCCAAAATCTCCAGCATTCTATCATCTGGATTTCCATATGATTTAATTCTTGATGCAGCATCTGGAGATATTCTGTTCATAATGACAGTTCTTTTTCTGTGATGATTTTAAATTCCATCATATGGTCTTTGCAAAACTCTTGTGCTGCCTTCCACTTGGCTTGATTTTTTGCGTAAGTTAATGTTTCATTTAAAAGTGTTTTTTTTCTTTTATATTTTGTGGAAATGGGTTCTTTAGTTTCTCTCAAAGGTTTGATTTCTACAACTGCTTTTTTAATTTCTCCCTTTGATGAAATGTATTTCACATAAAAATCAGGAAAATATCTTCTGACCTTTTTTGTCGTTGGATCAAAATATGGTATAAAAAATTCTTCAGAACTATATTCTAAAATATTGTTGTTAGTATCACACCATTTCATAAATTTAAGTTCCCAACTACTTCTATAAATGATATTTTTAACATCACCTTGATATTTTTGTGGGTTTTGTGGGTGAAATCTTCCTTGATAATATTTTGCATCACGAGGCATTTTTCCACCCTCTATGTGATTTATTTCTTCCAGAAACTACTTGTTGCAAACATCCAATACTTAAATCATTGTCTTTAGCAAACTTAGTTAAATTTTTTATTTTTATAGTTTCTCCATATGGAGAAATTAATTGGTATTCTTTACTATTTTTTTCTGATAATTTTTTCTTAGTGCTTTCTAAACAGGGTTTTCCTTTGTGTGGACTTTCATTATTTCTAAACCATTCTTTTCTTTTTTCACTTTGTTTTCTTTTTGTCTCTTCTGAGTGATTTTTTCCCCACATAGGATTAAGTTTTCCGGTTCTTGAACTACCATACATTCCATTTTTTTCTTTTGGATTGGATCTTGTCATCCTAAAATTTTTGTCTTTGTATAATTTCAAAATTATTTTTTTTAGTTTTTCTTTGGTTTCTTTAGTGTGTTTTTTTCCATAAAAAGGATTTAGTTCACCTTCGTGAGAAGATTTACCTTCAAAAAAAATTTCAATAATTTCTGCAGACCCATTAATATTAAAATTTTTGCAAAGATTACTTGTATCAAACTCTACTCTTCTCATTTTATGAATTAAACATTACTTATTAATATTTATTAAAATAACTCATCTACATAGTATATAATCACTAAAAAATATTTATTTCCGATGGCAGGGAATGTAGCTCTAAGGCACTACAGAACATCTGATTTAATCAGTAAGTTTGGACGCCTTGCTCAAACGTCTCAATATTATGTAAGAATTGCTCCAGACTCTATTAGAACAGGAGCAAAAAGTGGATTTAAGTTTGATGGATCTTTTGTTGGAGAAGATCTTGGAATGTATTGTAGTGAAGCATCTCTTCCAGGAAATTCTTTTGCTACAACAGAGATGACAACAGATTTTCCTGGTGTGTCTCAGAAGTTTCCTTATAGAAAAATTTATAATGACCTCCAACTTACATTTTATGTTGACTCAAGTTATGATGTAATTAAATTTTTTGAAGATTGGATGAGCCATATTGCAAGCCCATTTGGATCTGGAAAAGCAATTAATGAAGAAGGTGATGCATCCTTTAGATTTAATTACCCAAATAATTATAAGTGCAATATTTTTGTAGCAAAATTCAATAAAGATAATGAATTAAAAAATAAAATAGCATACAGATTTGTCAATGCTTTTCCAATTGATATTACATCAATGCCAGTTTCTTATGACTCATCGGATGTTTTAAGATGTTCAGTTTCTTTTGCTTATGATAGATATATCTTTGACAAGACTGGTAAACTCATTGCTTCTGTTACACCACCCTCAACAACAACATCAGCAAAAGGTGAAAGACAACAGATAGAACCTGTAGGACAAGCTTTAAAAAGAGGTGGTGAAGCTGCTATAGAGTCTTTCGGAAGTTTTGGTGGAGCAGCTCCTTTTGAAATCACACCAGGAACTTTAGGAAGTGAAGTTAGAAGAGTTCAGGGTGAAGTTGGTTCAAGAAGAGGTTTTGATACCACGGTGGGTTAATAAATAATCACAACTGAAGTTATTATAGGTCATTATGCCTTTACCAAAAATTGCCACACCATCATATCATCTTGTATTGCCATCTACAAAGCAAGAAATCAAATATAGACCTTTCCTAGTCAAAGAAGAAAAAGTTTTAGTTCTTGCATTAGAAAGTCAAGACAACAAACAAATTTCTACAGCAATTAAAACTGTTCTGAATAACTGTATTCAAACTAAAGGAATTAAGATAGAACAATTACCAACTTTTGATATTGAATATCTGTTCCTCAACATTCGTGGAAAGTCAG